GGTCAGCGTGCTTCTCGTCCAGCTCGTTGATCTTGGCTTCCAGCTCAGGCAGGTTGACGGACTCGCACAGCTGCTTCTGCTGCGCCTCGTATCGGGCCAGACGCTCCTCTGCCTCTTTGCGCTTGGCGATCTCGGCGTCCAGGCGGGTCTTCGGGACGCGGATGTCCTTGCCTTCCGGCTTGTTCTCCGGGGTCTCTGCCGCCGGCGTTTCCGAGGCGGGGGTCTCTGCGGCAGGGGTCTCGGCTGCCGGCGTTTCTACCGCAGGCGTCTCTGCTGCCGGTGTCTCCGCTGGTGTCTCGGCCGCTGCGTCGACGACCAGCTCGTCGCCTCGGTCGCCGCCAATGCCTTCAAAGCCGGTGTCTTCCATCGGGGCCTGGAACTTCTGCTTGCGAATGATCATGTCTGCGTCCTTTTATTGCGGGGTGTTTTCTTGCGGAGTTTCTTCGGCCTGGTCCTGCTGCGGCTGCACAGCGCCTACGCCGGCCAGTACCGACTGGATGTCCTGCTGGCGTTGAGCCTGCTGGGCTGCGGCCTGCGCATCACCGGCCTGGCCGCTCTGCGTGGCTGCAGCCTGGGCCTGATCCATCTGCGCCAGGGCCATATCGTGCTGGGCGCGAGCGGTGTCGAGGTCGACGCGGCGGTGCTGAGCGTCCGTCTGCGAGGCGGCGTTCTCTGCAGCCAGGTAGTCCTTGTCCTGCTGGTGGGCGAACTGCTCCTGTTTGAGCTGCTGGGCCTGGCCGGCTACCTGGGCCTTGACACCAACGGCCTGTGCCTCTGCCTGCTTGAGCACAGCTTCTGCCTCCAGCTTCTGTACCTCGGCCTGCTGCTGGCGCATCTGCAGCTGTTGCTGCTGCTGGGCGGCCTGGGAGTTTGCCTGCGCGGCCATGCGCTTGATGATCTCGTGGCGATCTGGCAGGCGGCTGGTGGAGATGAGCACGTCGTCTGGAATCTGGACACCCTCTTTGCGTAGCTCCAGGGCCTGCTCGTGCTGGCTGTCTTCCAGCGACTCACGTGCCGGTACCGGGGCGACGATCACGTCGTAGGTGCCGAGGGTCATGTCGTTGAGGATGGAGCCGTCGTCTTGGTGGGCGTTGATCTTCAGCACCTCGGACTCGCGCTTGATCGGGTCTTTGATAATCCGGATCACGCGCTCCTCGCTCCAATACTGCTGAACCAGGTTCAGGATGGTGCGTGCCAGCAGGTAGTCAGTACGGGACAGGTTGTCCAGCGGCTTCTTGTGGCTGGTGATGCCGCGCTGCTGTTTGGCCTCGATGGCCTTGGCGGCTACGTCCTCGCGGTCCTGGCCGAGCATGGTGTCGGTCACGTTCGAGATCGTCTTGATGTGTTCCTCAGCCTTGTAGCTGATGCGATCCAAGCCGCTGGGGTAGGCATTCGGCGTGATCTTCTCGACCGCATCGATGTCGGTCACCTCAAGCACCAGGCCGGTGCGGGCGCCCTGCTCTGCCAGCTCCTCGACCGTCATGTTGGTCAGCGCGCCGTTCTTCACCTTCCAGCCGGAGTTGGCGGTGGTGTTGACGACATGTAGCTCCTGACTGGAGACCTTGTTCAGCAGCTGCTGCGGGTCCAGCAGGTTCTCGACCATGCCGACCGGGCGGCCGAAGATGAACATCGGGAAGAACGGAACGACCGTGAAGTGGGCGAAGGGGCTGCGCTCGTTGTGGAGGACGAACTTGTCGCAGGTCACCGTCCACATGATCACGTTGGCCTCGCGGCGCATGGTGGACAGGTTGGGGTTCGCCTTCAGGTACTTGGCCACGCGAGCCTTGTCCCAGTCGGCCGGTACCGGGCGCATATCCCCGGTGGCGGTGTCGACGAAGTGCTGAACGACCTTGCGCTCGCGGTACTGACGGTCAACCACGCGGAAGCGGCGAGCCTGCGGCGCCAGGGTGTAGCCCAGGCGGTGCTGCGGGCCGAAGCGGTCGATGGCGTCGGCAAAGGCGTCGTAGGCGAACCAGAGGTCGGACGGCTGGACGGACTTCAGATAGTCGGCAAGCTCCTTGCAGTCGTAGCGCTCGGCGATCTCGTCTGGAGACATCCAGCGCGTGATGATCACGTCGTTCCAGTCGGCCGGGTCGTAGCTGTTTGCATCCGGGTCAACCATGACTGTCTTGGGGTCGAGCGCAGTAACGATGATGTCGCCGTGGAGGTTTTCGTCCTCCTTGATGCGGACCTCGTAGAAGCCTCGGCTGGTGATGATGCCGGACTGGTAGACCTCGGAGCGCACCCAGTCGAGCTGGTTGCTGTCTTCGATGAACTTGTAGACCTTGTTCAGCGCGTCTGCGGTGTCGTCGTGATCCGGGTTACGAGCAAGAAACTGGGTCTCGGTGCGGGTGTCCAGCTGCTCGCCCAGCAGGGTGCTGACGGTGGACAGTAGCTTGTTGATCGTCAGCGCCGGCCGGCCGGATGCGCGCAGGGCGGCGATGTCAGCAGTCTCCCACTGGTCGCCCCAGGTGAACTTCATGCAGCGGTCAGCCCGGCCCATAAACTCCAGGTGGCCGTTGTCGCGCATGTAGATGTACCGCTGCCACTGCTGCTGGGCCAGCTGATAGTCCTCGGCCGGCTGGAACGAGGGCTGGGTGTCTGATATCGCTACTGTCGTGTCCATTTATCGCCTTTTTACGCAGCCATGTGGCCGCCTCTTGGTGTTGCGCCGATGCGGTCGCGCCAGCTCCCCTGCTTCGACTTGTGCCGTACTTTCTGCGGCGGTGGCTTATCAATGGATAAGTGGATTAACCAAGCAAGGCTATCCACAATATCGTCGTGCGCGGCCACCGGAAAACGCAGCAGCTCGCGCTTGGCCTCGGCCATCCACGGAGCCTTGTCCTCTGACGGGAAAATCACCGTCCCTTGCTGCATGCGGCCCTGTAGGGGCCTGGCTCGGACCTGTTTGTCGGTCACCGGCTTCAGCACCACCACGTTGGGGTAGAACTGCTTCTTCTTGCACTCGCGGAAGAACAGCGTCGACAGGGTACGCCATATCTGGCCATCCTCGACGCCAATTGTAATATTAGTGGATTTGTTACGCCACTTTAGTCCCTGCGCGACCATGGCGTCGACGATGGCCTGGGAGTCGCCGGAGCGCATGCGGACCATGTCAACGATATGGATCAGGTCGTTGCTGTCGTGCAGGCCGGTGGTGCCGACCGTGTAGTCGTTGATCTGCTTTTCGGAGATGGCGAAGTCCCAGGCCTGGTAGACGTAGCACTCGGACTTGTCCGGCGCCTCCATGGTGCGCAGGTAGTCCTTGCGGAAGTAGGCGCCCTCGTCCGGGATCGGGTTCTGCTGGTACAGGGCATTCCAGTACCGCTCTGGCAGGGTCTTCTTGATCCGGAACAGAGCGCTGGTGCTGTAGCGATCCGGGTGCAGCGCGTCGCCTGGGTCACGCAGGTGCTCCAGGCTCTGGCTCTTGACCTCGGCCTCGGTCAGCGCGTTCGGGCTGCGCACCAGCTCGTAGGTGGCCGGGTTCCGGTACTCGTACTCCTCGGCGATGGCCGGGTAGCGGATGATCTCGAAGCGCTCAAAGTCCGGGTCTTCGGCCATCATCTGCTGGATGCGGCCGGCCAGGTCACCGTCAGCCCACCAGGTCTGGATGATCAGCACGCCGCCGCCTGGCGCCAGACGGGTATAGGCCGTGGAGCCGTACCAGTTCCAGATGCCGTCCAGGACGGTGGAAGACTCGGCCTCCTCGCTGTTCTTCACCGGGTCGTCAATGATCAGGACGTGGGCGCCGCGACCGGTTGCACCACCGGCCACGCCGGCGGAGAAGTAGATGCCTCGCTTGCCTTCGACACCCCATTCTTCGTTCGAGCTGTTGTTCGGGTCGACACGGGTTTCGGGGAAGACAGTCTCGTAGAACGGGTCGTTGATGATCTGCTTGACCGCCTTTGAGAAGGTCATGGCCAGCGACAGGTTGTACGAACAGGCGATGATCTCGTGGTCAGGGGCGTGGCCCAGGTGCCAGGCAGGGAAGTTCCGGCTGGCCAGCTCGGACTTGCCGTGCCGAGGCGGTACCAGGAGCATGAGTCGCGGGGACTTGCCGGCGATCACGTCGGCGCTGAACTGCTCCAGCCGGTGG